CATGCCAGAATATATCAAAGCCCTCTCCGGCGGCGTCCGTTATGTCAAAGCTGCTGCCGTTTTTCAGGTAGTTGAAATCCGTATCGCTTAACTGCACGCCTTCCATCTGGTTTTTCTTCGTGTTGAATGAGCATTTATAGGCATGGCATCCTTTCTTGATGGCAAGGGTATGCCCGCTTGGAATATATGTGTTGCCATAATCCGCCCCCGTCTTGTTTTCGGGATTGCTATACTTCTCACACGAATCATTGTCTACCGTATCGCTGATTTTCACAATAGAGAACTGCGAATTATGAAGTTCAAGTTGGGGAAAATACCGGACAAGCTCTTCGATTTCGTTCTGCTCTATCAGTTCGACCAATATCCATCGTCCGGTTATTCCGCTACACTGTCCTTTTTCATCGTACGCATTACCATTCGCATCCAATCCTATAGCCCCACCGTTTTTTATGGAACGAAGCATTTCAACACTCGCCGTAGCATTTACGTTGGGAATACGGACGGTTTTCAATTCACTTGCATTGACCACCTGTTCCAACAGAGTCATCGTATCAATATACGGACATTCATTCACGAATATTTTTGTAACCTTACTGACACCACCAAGAGAAAGCCCGCCGGGATAAGTCAGATTAGGCAGATTGTTCAATACAAGTTCAGTGATAGTACCGGGAAGGGCAAGCGTACTTATCGGAGAAGTTTCAGCAAACGTTATTGCAGACAAAGAAGTATTATCGGCATGCACACTCTCCATTCGTGGACACTTTGAGCAATTGACGGTTATAATTTCCGTGTTTCGAATATCCAATGTAGTGAGAAACGGCATGTCTCCTAAATCCAAATTGGTAAGAAATCCGGTGTTTCCGGGCGACATTTTCCATTCCTTATGATTTTCACTACCGAGATACAGTTCCTGTAGCAACGACATTTTTGAAAGGGTATTCCCGAATTGAGGGTCAATACTTACTTCACTTAAATCTATCATGCTCATGCGGTCTGCCTGATATATGTACAGCATGATGTTTTCCCCATGCTGGAAATCTGTGAATGTACCGCTTTCCCCTGCCTTCAGAAAGATTCCCTGTGTAATGTTTCCACTATCGTTACCGATACCGAAATACCCACTCTTGGCCGCTTTAAATCTGATGACTGCACCTTCTTTTGCACCGATACGTCCACCAATATAACCGCTTTCCGCCTTGAAATCCCCACAGCGGTAGTATCCGTCACGGATGCGCCAGCGTTGTTCTATAAAAGCGGGAAGAGATGTCAGTCCCAGCCCTTGCAATGCATAGAAATAGAGGTCGTTATATCCTGTATATTTGATATACTTCCGTTCTCCGTCATAACTTGAAACAACTTTAGGCCATTTTTTCATTATCTGTTTTACAAAATAATAGTCAGCCCCCTTGGGAGAAAACGGTCCGGCACCGATTCCAAGTGTATCGGGAAGCGAACGCATCGTATCTGCTATTGCAGGCAATGTAATTGTATTGGCATTTTGGTCTACATCCATAGTCTGCTGACCACGTATATCATTCCAAAGCACGCTTCCTCTTCCGGCGTATGCACTGTTTGTCAGGTCACCGGGGTCAACTTCCGGGTCAATGGTTTGCCCGCCGTCATTATCCTTACCGTTACAGGTATCACAGTCATAAACTTTATTAAGATACATTCTTCGTGCTTCCATACCGTTTGCTCCGCTATAAACACCGTCCTTGACGCTGCAGCCGTCTTCAAGGAAGAACATCGGTTGCATGTTTTTCGCCTGTTGGTCGACAGCGGCAAGATAATCGGTGAAAAGATAATAGGAAACCAATGAGTACGGATTGATGTATTTCCACATCTGTGTTTTCCAAATTTCCTGCCATTTCCCTGCGAGTTCTTCCTTGGCATAATCGCAACTATCACAGAATTTCAGGACTTGATAAAGGTCATAAGGAACTTTCCGTCCCATAGCCAAGTCTATCTGTAGCTGGTCATCGTCTATCATGCATTCAAAGTACCTTGTCCACATCGGATAAGTATCCTGTCCGAGTTTGAGTTTCGTTACCCACGAGGACTCTGCGGTAGTAGGTTCCATCATGTCTTCAACGCTGCCAACCCCTTGCCACCAGTTCATTCCATCATATGTGAGCAATTCGTAACCGCTTACCGGATTAAGGACCTTGCCTGTAATCTTCCACTTGCCGTTTTCCTGCTTCATCTCTCCGGCTTGTCGCGTCCACTCTCCCCGTTCGTATGACATAAACCGGTAGTCCTGCCCGCAATATAGGGAAAGAAGATAAAGCTTTTCTTTATCGGTGGTAATATCATTCTTAAAACGTGTTTCTATCTGGTCGAGGCTTTCGCCATTTTGTCCGAAATATTCCACAAAATCTCCATAGTTCACGCAGCCTTTATTGTAACCGGGAGTATCTTTAAACCCAAGCGCAACCTGTTCTCCCTTATCCTCTTTCCAGTTTCCTTTTGCATGAAACCATGCGTCTGTCAAGCTTTCCTGTGTAGCACGGAATGCGGCAATGGGATGATTGGCTGTCGAGTGATTCATTTCCAATCCCTTTAATGATATGTCACTCTTTGCCCAAGTTCCATCGAATGAACGCTGAGCGGGAGTCAGGTAATTACTTCCGAGTGCACGAAATGTGGCATTCATCAAACCGCACACACCGCAGTCGTTGGCATTGGAGCTGTCGGAATAATCCACTTTCACCGTTATTATTTTTACCGGAATAGAATCTTCGCCTACACGGACATAACCTATTTTCATCAGTTTATATGATATTTGAGCATCTTCACTGTCATAATCCGGATAAATAGGAGTTACCTCCCAACCATCATTCTTTTGAAGATAGAAACGGTCGTTCTTGATAGGCCGTTTTGCCGAAGTGGTTCCCTGCCTGCGCCATTGCACATTGATAGCCTTAAAACTTCTCCACGGCATAGTCGGATGATAATAGAACAACGTACATTTGAACTTCTTGCTTGTATCAATATCACCGTCAAACGTGTCAAAAGTTTGCTGGTCTGACACGACCACATAATAAGGTATGCCTTTTGCGGAAAGGGCTTCTATTGTCGGACGATTCTGTGTATCAAGCACATTCTCCGCTTCATATTCCTGTATCATTGCTGAAGTATCAGTCAACTTGCACAAATAGTTTCTAAAAGCTTGCGCCCATTCATAATGACTGTTGTAGGCAAGTACATAATACAAATACAAGTCTCCTTCCGTTCCGTCAAATGTTATGGTTTTTGAATTAAGGATAGCACCGCTATTACTGATATATCCTATACAGCCGACCTCTTCACCATTCAAATACAGTTTGATACAGGAATAATTGCTTCCCCCACGTGATACATAAATGGTAGATGGTTCTACAACTACGGCCATGGTAATTTTTTCACCTTGTCGGAATGAGCGTTCCACCAAAGCCGGTTGTCCGGTCTTGCAGTATATCGCAGCTTTATTTCCACAGACATAGAAACCGGCTCCGCTATCAGGGTCATAGCATTCTATCAGCTTTGAATCAGCTTCCTTGATATTTTTGGTGGCAAAGGCAAATTGGATGGCACATCCGCTCGTAGTTTCCACTGATGCGTTTCCAAAAGGATGGTAATCCAATATTTCAGCTGTTACATTTTCTGCAATACGCAAAGAACGCTCCTTAAGAAAGTCTACAAATCCGTTGCTTGACCAGTTTGCACCTCGTACATCCATTGTCACTCCGTTATGTGTGATAGTATGATCGCTCTCACTGTTGCTACGTGTAGAAAAATCATATCCGAACAAAGCACCGTCCTTGATCGCTATATCAATGGCACTCCCTTTTATCGTAACCTTGATTTCATTGGTGGATACACCGCCACTTTCGGCATGTACGGTAATACTTTGGCTTCCGTCCGTACTATATCCGCTTATCTGCTTGTTCACTGTAACCGTTTCGGCAATCATAGCTTCCACAGCTGTAACTTTCTCCTCGCTGTAGAAAACATCTACATGCGTTTCAGTCTTGCCGGGAGTATACGCAGCCACCTCTACGGTAAGGTTGTCATATAAACGTAACGTGCCGTTGTTCTTGTCATTGAACCTGATGGCGACGATGGGAGTATTACTGTTTTCGTCCACACACATGATAGCGGAATAGATGGTGTTTCCCTTTACTCCAGATTTCTTCTCCGTACCGTATATTCGTACAGGATATGCGCCATGCGGAAGTCTTTCTCCGCCACCGAATACATTTGTTGGATTGACAGAGATGCCTTTGGTATAACTGTCGCTTACCGTTGCTTCACCAAGTTTCTTCCATTCTCCATTATAGAACATCTCCACTACTGCAAGAATGGATGAAGTGTTATTAGGGAATTTATAGAATTGTCCGATATTTTTTGCCGGACCACCTGCAACAAGGATAGTATCACTTGTGTAATTCAAAGCCATGGGTTGTTCTACGGTAATATCCACAGCCATAATGGTAATGGCTTTTTTCTTGGTATTTCCATCCGAATCTGTAGCTTGCACAAAGAAGCTTTTGCTGGCGGCACTGCTGAAATAACTTGTGAAGTCAAGTTCAAACTTGTAATCGGTCGCACTTGCAGAGCCTACAGTGTTCATATCCTCACTGGATAATGTCAGTCCGGTGCTTGCATCAATAATAGTGATGTTACGAATGACACCAAGCACCTCGTTACCATCAGGATAGCTGACACTACGCAAAGCTACATTGATTTTTATCTCTGAGCCGAATGCCATAATAGGAGCGGCTTCCTCGAAGTAGATAGACAATGTACTATCCTCACTGGAGCCGCCACCACCTCCATTTTTGGGTATTTTAAGCACAATATCCTCTATCTGTCCGCCATTCAGATTGGTGGCTTTGTAGTAAATGTAGTCTTCATCACTTTCTTCATCAAATCCGCCGATAGCTTTCTCCTGCATTATGTATGCCCCGCCTGTGGAAAGGGCATCTTTTCCTCCCTCTGCCGGTTTGTCGGATGTTTCCACCTTGCTTCCGCCACTGCCGAATGCTACCCACGGTTTCAGATCATCAGGGCTGATGTCACTCTTATCGCGTGTGAACTGATAGGCAAGCCATACAGGTGCGCCATTTTTATCACTTTCCGCAGTCTTGAATGTAAGGACGATACCGCTTTTCAAATAAGAGAACCCGCTTTCTTTCTCAAGGTCAACAACAGCTTTTATGGCTGTTCCCAAAGTATATTCTCCATCTCCGCAAAGGTCGTTCACGTTGATGGTGTTGCCTACGTTTCCACCACCGGAAGTCCCGAAATCCGTCCAGTTGCTTTCTTTACTCCAATCAGAGGTATTTGTCCATTGTTTTGAAACCCATCCGGCTTCTGTAAGGAATATCAAGACAACACCCGGAATCTGCAAAGCAGAAGCATATTCAGAAGTCGCACACCTGTCAAGTGCTACGGAAAATGTTATCTCCCTATCTGAAAGGTCAAACAGATGATTGACATTCACAACGCTACGCGATACGACTTGTTTATTGAGTGAAAGTATTGCCTTCTTGTTTTCTTCGACCTGCTTCATATCTTCCTGTAACTTCGCACCTTCATCACCGGGGAATGCAGTAGAGCTTGTATGTCCGAGAGCAAGGTCGGAGCCAATTGAAGTCAGTTGCTTACCGCTCCAACGATAACTTTTTCCATCTTCTTCACATAGAAAGACTTTGCCGGAAGAGGGTATTCGCCCGTTTGTACTTGCCGTACCGAAAACATCTGCATCCAACCAGTTGTTATAATAAGTAGCAGTCTCGGATTCTCCGATTGTCGGAACGTATGCAAGCACAAAGCAACCATGTTCCTTATCATATACAACTTTACAACCCTCATCGTTGGAATTTTTGTCTATGGATTCATTTTTTACAGTAATGCCTACGGAAATGCCATAAAAATCTACCACGTCATCAATGTATCCGGGCAAATGTCGGCTCGGTACTTTCCCTTGTTCGTCAAGAGGGGCGATTCCTCCGTTTTCACCTTTTGATTCTTTGAAAGAGTTCAGTTGGCTTCCAACTTCATTCGCCTTGTTGTTTGCCTTGTTTGCGGTATCCTTGGTCGTGTTTACTTGGTCTTGCAACGAGTTGACACTATCACCAAGCGTGGTGAGGTTGGTGTCTTGCGCTTTGTTGCGGGCTTCTATATCCGTAATGTCGTCCTGCAGTTTGGTAATATCCTCTTGCAGTTTTTCTACGGCTTCGTTATACTGACCGCTGTCTATGGTCGGGTTGCCTCCACTCTGTCCGGTCGGAACCCATTCTCCGCCATCGCCCACATATATGGGAGCTGGTAAGGAAACACCCACAAGTGCCCACCATCCGTCATGTGGTAAAGGATAAGCCGCTTTCAGTTTTTCGATGGTCGTGAACAGTCCTTTGCTCACTCCCTTGATATTTTTTGCCTCAAGCCAGCCGTCCACTATTACGTTTCCTTTCAAGTGGGTCTTTCCCTGAACGGTCGCGTCACCACCTATCGCTGTATTGCGACCAACGGAGACATCACCGTCTATATGTTTTGATTCGTAACTCATATTAATACAGATTTAGCCAATTCGTTCAATGCGGCACTTTTTTCCGTATCGCCGAATGTCGTTAATACTAATGCAGCTATGGTATATATCACAGCATCATAACATTTCTCACAGATTTCTACCGCGCCATATTTGTCTATTTTCGGGTAAGGCAGATATACAGCACGGCTCACTTTCGCTTCTGTCGTTTTGCATGAATAAAATTCCATCACTCTTCCTTCCGGTCGTATGGATATGGCGCATACAGGCCGTTGACACGTTCCTCTTATGCCTTTAAATCGGGAAGACTGTTTTTCATATTCAGGGTCATCGGTGTTTATGGGATTAAATACCGCACGCTCCCAATCATTCATTTGGAAAACGACAAAACGCATGAAATCTTCCGGCAGTAATATCCATCCGCTTTCATGCTCTTTCCAATATATGGCATCACCGAAGTTGTGTCCGCCGTCAAGCAAATAGGACGGTGCAGAGCTGTGCACACGCTTTACTGCTTCCAAAATCTTTGATGCAATGATGTCGTCAAGTGCAAGAGTGTCCACATCGCCTATAATCTTCAACGTATCGCTGTTCATGTTTTGGTCCAGGGCGGTGCGTACATCCTCCTGTATTTTGTTCTTCTGATATACAGCCATAAGCCCTTATCTTTATTCCAGACCTTCAAACTCAATTCCGTTTGCTGCTGCCTGCTCCATGATTGCCTTGGTCGAGCGCATGGAAGTGCGGCTGATACCGAAAGTGTCTGCAAGGTAATCTTTTGCACTTGCAATGTCGCTTACTTTGACTTTGCGAGATGCCGTATTGTTATCCCCTGCGTCTTCTTGCGGCATTTCGTCCTGTCTGCCGGTTTCGTTGGCAGGCGTGTCTTCACCATTGTGCGTACTTTCGGAATGAAGTTTTTCAGATGAACCGTTTTTAGACGCTTTTCCGGCTGTTTCTACTGTCTCGGATTGCCCGTGCACAGAATGAAGTTTGAACAGTTTGCCAAACTTGTAATGGTTCTCTACAGACTTCTGTATGTCCTCGTTGTCGGTAGTGAATACACTGCTTCCGTTTGACAATGGAACGAATGCGATATGCAGGTTCTTCTTGCTCGGAAGTACCACATTAATACTGATATTGGTATTCGCCTTGTAGGTTTTCGTAATCATATTCTTAAAAGTAAAAAGGGGACGGGACACCTTATCCCATCCCCGGTAATTAATAATTCTTTATGAACTCTTTATTATGCCGCATTTAAATCTTGGGCGGGTGCTTTAGCCAGTCTCATACGTGCATGTGCCTTTGCATAGCGCAGATACAGGCAGCTCACCTCTTGGATAACTACCGCATCGGTACGGCGGATACCGGCCTTTTGCAAGTCGAGTACGTTACGTGCCCAAGACACATGTGTTTTTTTGGAAAGATATTCCGGATCCATTGCAAAGCCGCAATCACTCATTCCGTTTACATCGAACAGTTCATGATGTATGGTCAATACTTCTCCGAAATCAGTATCCCAAGATTTGAATTTCAAGTTCCATACCTCCACGGTATCTTTCAAGCGGAATTTTTCGCTCTTTATCTTGGAGAATGCAGAGAGCATATCACTTCCACAAAATAAAATCTTACGCTTGTTACCGATGCCGGTACCAACAAAAAGGTCTTTGGTAATATCCACAAGGTTTTCATCGGTAATTATGGCGCATTTCTTGTCAGTATCCCATTCGCCCACCTCGATGTCCTTTCCGGCCATCCACCAGATACCACCTGTAAACCAAGTGTTCATGCCGTCCTTTGCAATGTGCTTGATAACCTGCTTCACACCGAACAGATAAGTATTTTCCATTGCGAGGCGCATATCATATACACCGTCTTCTTCAATGTCTGAGAAATTCCAGTTCACTTCTTTGGCGGCAATCTTGTCAAAAGTTGATTGCTCTACCTGAATCATGAAGTTCTGACAATACTGGGTTTCAGGCATAGGGATATTATTGAATCGTCCTGTCTGAACATCCAATTCCCCACATGCTTTTCCCATGCGTACAAGCGTTGTTCCTTGTGGAATTTCCGGAACAAGAATCGGCTGTTTGCTTGAATCATCCATTTTGCCATTTACGGCATACACTGTAGGAAGATTTGTTGAGCTGTCCTTTCCGCACACACAAAGCACGAGGTCAGGAACGTTGCTGTCATCTTCCGTATATTTCGTTCCGTCCGGTTTGGTGATGGCACTGACACCGACTACCCTAATGGTATCATCCAACGTGAACATATTCAAATCATCTACCGGCAACGACACGCTCGCACCGCTGAGCATAGCTTCCAGCTTTTTGTTGGTACTGCATTTGATTTCACGTGTACCCACGCTGTAATACTTCACTTCAAATGAATTGGTGGAGCTTGATTTTGCATAACGGCTGATTTGGTCAATTGGAGTAGCCATCGGACGGATTTTCACGATGCGTTTGTCCACATCACTCAAATAGAAATTTGGGTCGCCGGTTTCACGCCCTCCTGTTTCAGTGGAAATACCGTCTGTTCCACCCGTACCGTCCGCACCGGCTGTTGTTTTACCCGCATCAGGCAGGTTCGATGCTTCTGCCATCATGACACCGCTTGATGCACCCGTCACAAACGCCAATATCATCAGCGTAATGCGACAAAAGAAACTCATTGTTTTCTTCATTGCTCGAAATTTTAAAAGTTAAAAATGTAATTGGTTTATATTTATCTGTTTATCGCCTTGCGTTTTTCACCGCCACGCTCCCAAATGTTCTGTGTACCATCATAACGCCCGATTGCACCGAGGTCAGGCATCTGTCGTGAACCGCCACTGCCGCCACCGTTTTTACCGGCAAGGTCGGCTGTACCGTCATTTTTGCCTGCTTTGCGTAGTTTTTCTTCAATCTTGCTGTTGCGCCCCTTTACTTCACCCTCGTGTCCGGCAGCTTCCACATCGCTGTCGTGCCTGATTGCTTTTATGGCCATTTCTATACTTTCACGTGTAAACTTACCCATGATTCCGTCACGTACAATGCCTACAAGGAAATCCATTGCGCTGTCGATGTCCTCATCCGGCAGTCCTTCTTCCTGTTGCATGGTTTCAAGGGTGGTCAGGGTTTCGTCGAGGTTCTTCTGATACTCTCCCTCGTACTCTTTCTCTTGGGCGATTCGTTCCGCAAATTCCTTGTTGGCGGCTGCAAGTGCCTCCTGCTTTTCGGGGTCTTCAAGTGCGGCCTTGAAATCATCCCCGAATTTACGCACCATACCGATGATAGGGTCTTCGCCTTTTCTCCAGTCAGTAAGGAAAGCGGCACTTTGCGGGTTGCTTGCAAACAGGTCGGACAGCGCTTTTTCACGTTCCTTGTAACCGGACAATTCCTTGTCGTAACCATCGTAATCGTCATTGATTTGACCGAATAACGCTTCATCATCGGCAAATTCTCTGTCCGGATACTTTACTTTCAATCGCTCTGTGTATCGCTCGCGATTGCTCTTAACTTCCGTATTATTAGGCATAATTCAAAAATTTAATTTATAGTCAGATTCTACAAGACAAAAATAGGCAGGGAAAGCAGGATGTCATGTTTATCTTTTTACGCTCCTATTGGTAACTTTGGTACTATAACGGGAAGAAAAATGAAGCATAAAGGAGCAGTTATGGAATACTCTATGGAGCGTATGAACGACTTGATGAGAGCATACGATGAATACATTTCATCGTGTGATTATATCCGTATGCCTGAAGTGTATAAAGTAATTGTAAACATGCCGTCCCGGAGGTTTTGGGTCAGCGATATTCGTGCAGCATTGGTCGTTTCCGCCATGATGAGGGGTGAGAACGATTTAAGCGGTATGTGGCCGTTGAAGAAAGAAATGTATGAGGAAATTCATACAAGGGTTGTCGCTCTCAAATCAGAATACCCGGAACTTACCATTTCTGAGCTGTGTGCTAAAGTGATTGCTCAACCCGCACCGAAATTCTACCTCACGCCGGGTAGTGCCAAAATGATGATATGCAAGGCTAAAAAACGATGGATGCAAGAAAAGTTGAGAAGATTACGGCTCTCCTGATTTCTGCCATGATTGTGTGTTTGTCATTTTCAGGAGAATGGGATTGGCAAACTGTCGGCATTTACGCTGGAAGTAATATGCCAGGACGCTTGCTGTATCCGTTTTTCCATACGAATATGTTTCATGCCTTGCTCAATTCATGGTGTTTATTATCGATTATTTTCATTTACGATATTGGGATAGGAAGATTGCTGTCAGCCTATATGATTGCTGTTACAGTTCCAGTTGATACCCTTGGATATTTCACGACAATGGATTCGCCAACGGTAGGATTGTCCGGATTGGTTTTCGCCCTGTTTGGTTCAATATCGTTTGAGGTATTACGTAAACGGTATTATCAGTTATGGATGCTGTTTTACCTTGTGGCAGGCTTCCTGTTTCCGGGCATAAATGCCGTATTGCATCTTTGGTGTTATGTATTGGGACTCATCATGGCTCTGCTAAACAAGCCTGTTAAAATCATACACCATGAAAGATAAGGCCATCAAGGACATATTGACAGAGAATGAACGCCGCAATGCGATTGTATATGCAAAGTTCAATCCAATTACCGGAGAAGGTTCTGTCGGTAAACGTGTAAAGTGTACCATCAGTGACTTTCCTATACATACCCAGTGGTTACCGGAACGTATCATGAAAGTACCGCTTGTACGCCAACTCGTCGAAGCCGGTTCTATTTCCAAATTCCTCACGGACTACATGGGCGTGGAAGACAATCAGGATGATCGCTTGAAGGTCATAGAGCAGTTTGTACGAATACGCAGCCGCGAGGATTTTCCGTTTTGGGCGGCAACATTTGTCTATATCAAGGCCAAAGGCGGTGGTGAGGATGTCCTGTTTCGTCTGACAAGACCTCAACGGCGTTTTGTGGATCGGCTTGAAAAATTGCGTATTGCAGGGAAACCGATACGCATCATCCTGCTTAAAGCACGGCAATGGGGTGGTTCCACCACTTCACAGCTTTATATGGCATGGTTGCAGTTGCTTCACAAAACCGGCTTAAACTCACTTATCATTGCACATCAGGGCGCAGGCTCCGATGAAATCAAGGATATGTTCGACCGGATGATTAAAAGTTATCCTGTCGAAATGCTCTATAAAATAGATGAAGCCTACAATGAGAACGAGCCGAAGATTGTAGGAGTGGGAAAATCGGGAAGTATATCGCGTATTCCGCAGCGTAACTGCAAAATCAAGATTGGTACGGCTGAACGCCCGGATTCGTGTCGTGGCGGTGATTACAATCTTGTACATCTCTCCGAAGTGGGAATATGGAAGGCTACGGAGGGAAAGAAACCGGAAGACATTGTGCGCTCCGCCTGTTCGGGTATTCTCCTCAAGCCCTACACCATGATTGTTTATGAAAGCACAGCAAATGGCACCGGGAACTTCTTTCATCGCGAATATACTGCCGCAAAAGAAGGGAAATCCCAGTTCGAGGCAATGTTCGTTTCATGGTTCGACATCGAGCAATATACACTCGCTTTTGATTCGGACAAAGAAAAATGGGATTTTGCAGAATGGCTTTATCAGAATCGGGACAATGAAAATACAGATTCCGAACGTGAGGAATGCGGTAAGTATCTTTGGTCGCTGTGGGAAAAAGGTGCTACGCTCGAAGCTATCCATTGGTACATAGCCGAGCGCAGGAAGTACAATGACCATGGGCAGATGGCTGCCGAATTTCCGTCTGATGATGTGGAAGCCTTCGTACATTCGGGAGCACGTGTGTTCGATAAATACAAGGTCGATGCAATGCGTAAGACCTGCAAGAAACCTAAATATGTCGGTGAAGTCTGTGCCGATGCGGATGAGGGCAAGAACGCTTTGCAGAACTTGCGCTTTGTGAAAGACAAACAGGGATTGTTGCATATTTGGGAGTTGCCGGAAACAGATGAAAAGGAAGTTATTACAAATCGTTACCTCACGATTGTCGATGTGGGTGGACGTTCCAATAAAGCAGACTTCTCTGTTGTTCTTGTGCTTGACCGTCTGTTTATGATTGATGGTGGCAAGCCTGTCGTAGTGGCACAATGGTACGGACATTGCGACATCGACCAGCTTGCGTGGAAAGCGGCACAAATAGCGGCTTTTTATGACAATTCACTCTTGGTGATAGAAAGCAACACCTTGGAAACGCATGACAAGGAACGGCAGGTAGATGGCGACCAGTCACAGTTCATCCTTAATCAAATCAAAGAGATTTACCCTAATCTCTATGCACGTGGTCAGTCCGAAGAAGTCGTACGCGAGGGATTGCCTACCAAATACGGCTTCCATACCAATGTCTCAACCAAACCAATGATTATATCAACCTTAGTCAAGGTTATTCGTGAGAATTTATACACAGAACGTGACGAACGTTGCCTGGACGAATATTTGTGTTACGAGAAAAAACCGAACGGAGCTTTCGGAGCGATTACCGGTAAACATGATGACTTGCTAATGACAAGAGCCATAGGCTTGCATATATGTTTCTTTGAAATGGAAATTCCAAAGATTGTGCTTCGTATCGGACGATTTGTTGTCAAAAAGAAAAAAGCTGTTTCAGCAGCTACAATATAAGTTTAACTATAAAAACAAGGAACAATGAACATTTTCAGAAAAATCAGAGCTTCGCTTCGTTTACGTGAAGCAGTCAGACAGGCAGACGAAAAACACAAAGAAACTGGAGAACGTTACTACGTTATGCCTGCCGGTGGGAAAAAAGGTCAACTTATCATTATGGATAGAAAGAATTTCCGTAAGTTGAAACAGAAAGGCTACATCAATCATAATACGTTTGTGGGCGACCTTGAACGCGAATGCTTCTACTGCACGACTTATGGAAACGGTTCAGCTATGCTTTCTTCTGCTGTTATTGCATTGAAACGAAAACAGTATTTCTCATGGCTTGATTCATTTTCAAATACCAAAGAGAATGGGAAAGTACGGAAATATTGATGGCATTGCCACACTTACCAATGACCCGCTCGCACTTGACAATATCAACAAGTTTAACATCGGAGACCGGGTGATGTGCAATGATAACGGTGTCATTGGTACGGTCAAGAAATTGGATATTCCGAACGAAGCCTGTGTCGTGGATTTCGACAATGGGGAGGAAGATGTCTGGATAGAAAATTTTCAGCTGTCCAAAGAATAATAGACATGAGGGTGTACCAATTGGAGAAGATATTTGGCACACCCTCATACTTTATCTGCTAAACATGGGCTTGTTTGATTCTTTTCTCGTTGCCTCTTGACCAAATGTCATCTTCGGTTTGGCCATATGTCGCAAGTTGCTCTATTTCTCTCTTTTGTTGTTCCTGCCAAGGCTCAAATTCTATAATATCTCTCATAAGCCATGAATCCCACCTTCCTCTGAAACAGATACCCCGGTCATCAAGGTACACATCGGCAATGATTTTTCCGCTTGCATGTTCCGGTTGATTCGGGTTCTCGTTTATATGGTCGTATGAAATATTGTTTTCTTCCAACCACTTTTCTAATTTTTCAGTTTTCTTGCGTGTCGTGAAGATGATGATAGTCCATCCGTTTTTCTTTAGGGTGGCTGTACCTGTATCTGCGTTCGGTATCATCTGTCCGAACACATCCTCGCCTTGCCAACCCTTGCTGTAGTCATGTATGACACCGTCAAAGTCTATACAAATAGTTTTCTGTTCCATAATGTTTTAAATTAAATCATTGCCTTATTGCATTATTCAGTTTGTTCACGGCCTGCATGTTCGCACCTTGTTGCGCTTGCGCCATCAGTTCGGGAGAAAGACCATCGGGCACTTTGCCCTGCTCCAACTGTTCCTTCTGTGATTTAATACTTTGCAACAATTCATCTGCAAACGGGAAATCCCCATGCTCAAGCAGCTGCTCTACACTGATTGCCTGAGACTGGTACAACTGCATAAGCATATCGTTAGCAAGATGCCTGTATGCCGGTGTTGAAGTGCTTTCGGTAATGCTTAAATCAAATTCTACATCACGTATTTTCTTCGGGTCATATTCGATTTGTGCACCACTCTTACCTGCAATATTGAATACACGTTTGCTATCATAAAACTGCTGCATATTCTTCACATCCTTATATGCTCCGTCCACTACAAAACAACTGAAGCATTCAAGCAGGTCGAGCAATGACTTCGTGGCGTTTTCTGTCTGTTGGTTATAGTGCGATGCACTTTCACCGGAATACCCGGGCTTTCCTTGTAATGCGCCCGTAACTCCCGATATATCTTCAAAAAATTTGAGTTGCATATTAAGCAGTTCCGCAATGCCTATATTTGTGGAGTTATTGGCCACCTGTTCCGGCACTTTTCCGCTTTTGCTCGGCTTGTATACGATGACACCGTTAAATTCCGTCCAGCTCTCTGCAATATCGTCAATGCTCACACCATCAGGCAAGCAATCTTCGGGCATCATCAGCACGCCTTTGGCACTCGCCCGCATTATCCAGTCATAGAGGGTTATCAATCGGTTGGTATATCGCTGTTGGTCGATTACATCAGCAACGAATGAATGGATTTCACCATCAATGAACGGATATGCCTTGAAAACATATGGATGGCTTCCATGCTCGTAAGGCGTTTCCCCCTCCCTCAATATGTCGCCAAAAGGAGAAAGGTAATAGAAATACCAATAATCGTCCACAAACCAAGTAGCTTTTATCAACGGAACCTCATCTTCCGGCATACCGGCTTCCTTGGCCATACGCATACGTTCTTCATTTTCAGTAAGCACCACTTGTGCGTAATCTTCTTCGTCTATTTTGAAAATATCGCCGTTTTGGTAGTCATGGCAACGGTATCTCGGTTTTTGCTCCTTGCGCCATATCTCTATCACACGGCATCGTCCCGGCTCGCTTGTGAATAGAAAATCGTAGTTCTCCAAGCGGCTATACCCGAAACGCTCCGCGTATGTGGCTATGTAATCTTTCCTTGCCGCCCACTTGTAAATGTCGCGCAATTGTCTGTATTCCTGCGGACTTGATGCGAACTGTTCACACAACTGTCCGAAAGAAATGTCGTGAACTTCTCCAAGCACGGAAACATCCCAACCTCTGAAATCTCTCATGTTGTTGTCGATAAAGAAATTATTGGGTTGTACATAGTCCGTCCAACAATCCTCTTTTCCATTACGCCAACCGTACGATTTACGGTGAACGATAAAACCGCTTATCAGGAACTCTTCCATAGTTCGGGCGTATACATCGTTCATTCGGTTAAGCTGCATGTTGCATTGAAGTATCGTACTCATCGTTTCACCAAGTTTCTGTTCATCCCGATCACGTGCGGTACAGGTCGGTTCTTTACTTTGGCTTCGATACACGCCAAGCACGCTTCGCACAAGCCTACGGATAAGGTTGTTTTTCAAAGGCACGTTGCCTTGACTTTTAATGTATTCTTCCTCGCTCATGGATTTTCCGTCCACACAAATCATATCGTCCCATTGGAAACCATAGGTATAGCGTTTGTTTCGCTCCCGGTCTTTCCGAAAGTCGTCCATCTGGCTCCAATAGTATTGTGCTTCCATAAGAATGTCAAATACCCTGCGGTCACCATAACGTTTTGCAGAAACAACAGTATCTATCTCGGCGGCATCATTTCTTCCCGGAGCTATACGGCTCATTGGCAGCAATTTTCTTTCGCTTTTATTTACATGCATATTTTTATCATTTTAATGATTGCTCGGAACAAATATACTGCTCCGGGCAATCATCCTATGTTTAACTATTTACGGGTTTTGTTCATTTCTTCTATCATTTCCTTTTTGAGTTCATTCAATTCAGCCTCAATATTCTTACGTTCCTCATCATCAACTGTGTCATTCAGTTCATTATAGAGGTCGTCAATATCCCTACGATAATCCTCAAAAATTTCATACCGCTCGTATTCGGGTGAATTGTAAAGGAAATCAATCTTTTCCGCATAGTCAAATATGTCGTTGTCGGTATCTTCCTCATAGTGTTTTAATCTGGATTTCAATCGGTCATGCTCCTCTTTCAATCGGAAATACTCATTGTTCACAGCCCTGTACTCGGTGCGTTCGTCCCCGGCTTTGACCAGTCTGTTTACCAACAAGAAGCTGCGAGGGTCGTACTCTCGGTTGTCTGTAATGGTTTCTGCGGTCTTGCTCAATTTGTCGATTGTTCCGAACACGCCACCGAAATAACCGTTCAGCATATATTCAATTTTTGCCGGATTAAAGTCAATCGTTCCTTTTGTATATGGGTCTCCGCCCGTAGCTTCATTCATGGCATTGGCCAATCCGACAATGTATTTATTGGCGCTCTTATACGCCTTTGTCCATTCGGGCATATCTTTGTTGTAAGGTGTGTCTTTATAAAGTGGCATACCCGTCCAACTCTTTTCTGCAACGTAGGCTTCCCACAAGGGTTTGTAGGCACTCGGTACAAAGGCATTCAATCCTCCGCCGCCCTCCAAGAAATCAATAGGTAATATCTGTGTAGCCTGTCCTGTTATGGCTTCGGCAATTTCTTCGCCTGTAAGATGTTCCTTTCCGTTAAGAACGGAAATCATCAGTTCGCCCATGCCGTAAACAGCCCTGTATTCTACCGGAAGAGGAATTGATACCCAACTGTTTCCTGCCCTGAAAAGAATATTGCTGCGCCTTACATATTCGGGAAGATTATAGTATGCGTTCTTGTCATCATCGTCATCATCATCGCCACCCAAGTAGGCAACAATGGCACCAAGAAGGAACATCGCCGCAATACCTGTAAAAGCTTTGGCAGGATGGCGTTTCATCTGTCGTCCAAAGTTTGCCGTACCTTGAATGGCTGCATTCCAAAACACGTAGCCGCTACGACCAAGTCCCGATACCAATGCACTGGCATTACCAGCCTTTGTCTGCCCTGTACTGTTATAGAATTTTGCTCCGCTGCCTTTCTTGTTGAAGTTTACACTTATCTCCTTTGCATCATAGATGGCTCTGTCAATGCTCCTGCCCATTTCGCGTGATGTCATGAAAGCGGCAAAACGGGCGCAGTTCTCAACGGCTCGGTTGTACTCATCGAAACGTTCGCCTAACAAGTCCCATGCTTTTTTTACAGGAATCTTGCCGTTCGATTTTTTCAGTTCCCTGCGTATGTCGTTCTTATGTTGTTCAATGTCCCGGATATTGGCATAGCCTGTTTCTCCTCCGTTCATCATGAACTGATGAAACATCGCTTCCGTCTTGTTACTCATGTCAAGTGTTCCTTTGCGGTGCTTAGCCAAGAGTTGCTTTATTCTTACAGGGTTGGCATACATATAATTCCGATGAAAACGCAGTGCGTAGTTCGGGCTTTCCCTTATCCAAGTCATGGTATTGGTGTATAGCATATCTCGCATGAAGTTCGATACAATGAAGTCTGGGTTACGTGTGGTATAGAACGCACTCAACTGTCGGTTGATATTTTCTCCTGCACGGAGAATAGCTCCGATTGCCCCCGACATATCATTGTCGGGATTTGTCTGTCCGTTCAGTGCCTGTGCTGCGCGGGGATTGCCGTTAATGGTAATCACATAGTCCCTGCCGCCACGTTTCACTACAATTTGGTGCTGCCTCATATCCCGGCTTTCCACAATACGGTAAGGAATATTCACGGTATCCTTGCCGTGCTTGTACCGGTCAGGATATTGCTGCGCCAATGACTCCATTTTAGTTTCAAAGTCCAGCATCTTCCGTTCTACTACTTCGGGAGTATCTGTACTGTCTATGTTGTCAGGAAACACTGGCTTCCATTCGTCGGCCACCGTATCGTATTCTACCCAAATGTCGCTCACACTGACAAGGTCGCTCGAATGGTTGAGGGCGAAATTAAGGAAACGCTGTTTTACCAATTTGTTCCGGTTGCCCTGCATGATAGCACCTTCTGCCATTGATTGCAGGTTGGCAAACGGGTCATCCGCTTTCGACCTGCGTCCTTCCGCTTTCTTGATAGGAGCATTGAATGCACTTTGTTTGTGCGTCAGATATGCGTATGCTTCAGAACTGGTCTTTTCGTCAAAACCACGTAGTGGAATGTAAAAATCATACATATCTGAAATCTTGTCAAAGGTCGCTTTGCTCATCATGCCACATTCGTATGACTTTGAAAGTATTGCTTTGCTCGCGGCATTGACTTTTTTCCAAAGGTCGGTAGTGTCGTGTGCCTGTTCGTAATCGTTAACCATTATCTGTGCTTCCGTTTCGGCATCAGTAACATTATCCATACCTGTAAGGGATGTAAGTCCGGCATAGTCGGTTTGGTCTGCATCGGTTGCTCCGTTATTGATTGCTTCATTACGCATATATGTATTGCGTTCAAGTCCGTGTTTCGCCATCATGTAATCAGTCAATTCCTCACGCTCTGCCTCAGTCCTGGCAAGTTTGGCAACCTCATCAAGCATGGGCTTGAACAGGGTGTGGGCAAATGCATCGGCTTCGGCTTTGTTCACACTTGACAGACGGTTTTCTCCCAAGTATGCGTTTTCAAATCCGTCCACATCCTCAATGTTTGTTTCCTTGCCAAGGATTGCAGTCATGGCTTCTTTCAAGCCGAGCATACTGTCCTGTAATGCCTCCTGTGATTGGAACATACCGCTTTTTACACGCCTTTCATAACGGTCACGAGCCAACTCCCTTTCATGTATTTCCGGGTCACCGGTACGGTATAGTGCATCATCACTTTCTGCAACAGTCTGATGATGTGGGTCGGAAACCGCATAATTTCCGACTTTCAGTTCATACTGCTTTGCCACATCAGCGGCTTCTCCCAATATGTTTCTGTATCTGCCCGGTTCCGCAAGGTTCTCGTAACTGCGCCACAAGATGTATCGAAGTTCGTTGTCCGATAGAGTAACCCCTCTGAAATCCTCAAAGCCTATCTTATGAAGCATATTCAAGAAGAAATCCTTTATCTGTTGCCACCAACTTGCGTTGATGTTCTCAAATTCAGTATCTTCTGCAAGCGAAGCAAGATATTCTTCGGTAGCCTTATGGAAATCCCAACCGTTTTTTGCAGCCATATCTACAATGCGTCTGCGTATGTTCTCATCGGCATTGTTGAATACATTATCAAGGAATGTATCAAAATGTTCTCCGAACAACTGGCGCAAACCATAGTGCGCCACAGCCTCATGCAGCAGTGTCTGTTCAACATCAAACGTACTTGTATGGTTGGGAATAACAATGGTTATCTTCCCTGTACTCTTCGAGTAGAAGCCTTTTGCACGCTGCTTCTTTCCATCCAAGACGGAAGCATCAGTAACAACCTCCACATTGTCAAGATGCAGTTTCTCTGCAAGGCTTTCCACACGTTCTGCCATTCTTTGGCGTTCACGCTGTGCAAATTCCCTCCGCTGCTTTGCCGTTCTCCTTGACTGGCCGAGCAGTTTTGCTACTGGGTCATTCTCATAACTGACTTCATCATCGGTATATGTACCAATACCGTTACGATAGTCATTTGCAATCTCTGCATTGAGTGCGGCAATCTCTGCATCGTCCACATCAACCATGTTCACGAGGACAGGATGCTCCATAGCCTCAATGTCTTCTGCTTGTAATCCAAATTCTTCCGCATGGTCTTTCAGATACTGCTTGTAAAGAGCCGCCTGTTCCGGATGGTTCTCCCACATGATACGAAGTGCGTCACTTCGGTTATTGCCCTGTATGGCTTCGCCCCGTGCGTTCACGGTAGGTGCGCCTGTATAGGCGGTAACAGAAGATGTGATTTCTTCGGGGCGTATGTCTCCGGCAATCTTTCGTGCAGACAATACACTTGCCTCGTCATTCCGTTCTTTTGGCTGCGCTTCGTCAATAAAGTGCAGAGGGTTGCGCACGCCTTGAATATGGCTCGGTTGCAACAAGTTTACATCAATCACGGCTACACGACCACCTACAATGGCATCATCACTGAATTTTACGGATACCTCCTTTCCCTGCAATGCCTGCACAGGCTCTTGTCTGTCTATCTTATGACCGTTCATGCGTCTGTAACCTCTTGCCCGTGCATCCTGCGGCTTGTCGTCCACCATGTCCGGCACTCCGTTCAGGGCTTCACGCTCGATGCGTTCCGCTTCCTCACGTTCGGCACGTAACTTTTCTTCTTCTGCCTTTCGCAATGCGGCTGCTTCATCGGCAATACGTCTGCGTTCATCATCCGCTTCCATTTTTCTGCGTTTGGCGGTACCGGCTATCTTCTGCCAAACGAGCAATTCCTGTTTGGCTGCATCAATCGCCGCTTTGCGTTCTTTCTCGGAAGCAATCTTTTCGGCAATGGAGTTGCCACCTTTCGATTTGGCTTTCTCCAACTTCTTCAAGGCTTCTTCCTTGTCGGCAACCATTCCATCGGCTACGGTCTGTGCCATATCCTCATCACCCTCAGTCTGCTCCACAATGGCATCCCAAGCTGTGTCGCTGTCGGCCTGCTCATATAGTGGATCTCCCTGCTCATCCTTTGGTATTCTCTGCATGGCAGGAATATTTTGAGGGGCATTGTTATCATTTTCGGGAATATTTTCCGCACCATTGTTGCTCTCATTTTCGGCAGGATGTTCAAATGCCACTCCGTTATGCTCCAACAGCATATTGTCAAGTTCATCACGAGTGAACAGGTTCACACGCTTTCCGTTGATAGGAGCTTCGGTAAATACCTCATACTTGCCGTCCGCATCGGCATCTGCTGTGATATTGCCACGGACGGTAACGCCGTTCTCATCGGTAAGCGAAACAATGTCATTGAGGGCGTATTGTGGTCTTTCAGCCTCTTGCATCTCCTGTTTCCGTTCGGCATTCTCAATGGTTCTCTGCTGCTCGAACTGCGCCACACGTGCCAAATTTGCCGCATCAGCCTGTTGCTGTATGGTTTCTTTTGCCAACGGGAAGATATTCACGCCGTCCGATACGTTAACTGTGCCGTCCCCATTATCCACAATACCGTCCTCGTTGGCTATAACCTGTACTTGCATCTGTGAACCATCCTGTCCGGTAATAGTATAGGCATCACCCGAATTGAATGTAACCTTACCGTCTATCTTATCAGCCGCTTCACGTGCGAACTGCTCCACAATGGCTTGTTCTGCCAATTCTTTTTGCTCGTTAGGGTCTTGCGATTCATCAAGAGACAATACTGTATCAGGTGATACTTGTTCAAGTGCGCCGGTTTCCGAATCGCGAATGATGATGCTGTTGTCCGAATCAGTTACGCTCACACCGCTACCATCGTCATACGGTACAAGCTTGCCGCTGATTACATACACCTTCCGCTCATCCTGCTTCATGGTTGCCCCCTGTATCATGCCGGTATTATGGTTCACACGTGCATCTATCATTGAGTTGCTCTGCTCGATACGACCGTCTATATCATCACGTACACGTTGTATCATGCCGTTATACACCTGCTTGGCATTAATATAATCGATTACGGAAACCTTATCTTCATCATTCCATTGTTCGTTGCCATTCACAAACTCTAATGCAGCAATTGGATTTTCTTCAATCATTGCAAACATGCTCTCATCCACGAGGTCTGCAACCCTTGCACGCTGATACTCATACATGTTCTTTGCATCGTTCATCTCCTGCGAAGAAATGATATTATACCCGTCGAGATAACTGTCATTTGCTTGTTGTACACTTTCGTTTCGGTTGCCGCCACGTGATTGAGCCATAGAAGCAAGGTTAAATCCTCGCAAATTCAACGAGCGTTCCATATAATCCAGAACGGCAGCTTTCTCATTGATGGTAAAATCTTTATCACCGGCAATAAGTTCCGCAACTTCACCGATATTCTCATTGGTAGTAAGGTCAAGCGTCGCCTTTAATGGCTCCCATACCTCTTTGCCGAGTAATTCATTCACTTTTGCGTCCGCTTTATTTACACCATGCTTCATGGAAGTATAATTTGCAGCAGACAAAGTATGTTTTCCTGCGCCCATCAATCCCATAGAGAGTGCCATGCCTCCCCAAATGTCACCATGAAATTGGCCACTGGCAAACAAATTGGTACGTGTACCGTCCGGATTCTGTTGATAGGCATCATCAAGATTGAGCATGGTGCGCCACAGTTGTCCATAGTACTCTTCCGAAACCTCACCGACATAATCACTCACACCCATTTTGTTGAACATCTGATGAGTTTGTCCCATGATACCGTTCAACGCACTTGCGTCAGCCTTTGAAAGCACTGCACCGATACGTTTTGCACCTAAAACATTGGCGAGTTTGCTCATATTCCCAAGAGTAAAGACCGGATCAAGATGCGCACCGAACATTTCCGAATAATTCTCAATGATGGCATTGGCTTCACTTTGCCAAATGGCATCCCCCCAAGTCTTGTCGTTGGAAAAATCATAGTTGCCGTTCTCATCAACAACCACATCACCCAGTTTACGGTCAATAATGTCAGCAGTAGTTTTCCCTGCCTGTACTGTATTGGCCATAAGTGGAGCGCGTACAAGCAAATCATCTGCAGTTGTACCGAGTGCTTTGATGGTCCAGTCGCTTGCATACCGTCCCAAACCTTTGGCTCCATTTTCTTTGATATAGGACTTGAAACCCTGCTGAGCCATTTTTTCAGCCGTTTCTTTGCTTATAACCTTTGTTGCAAGTTTGGTACTTCCTTTGGAGAAAGAGGACAATCCGTTAAATCCTCCACCTGTCAATACGAAATCCAGCATGAAGGACGGCATATAGCCTGTCATTACACCTGCTCTGTTCCAAAAATCTGCATTTCCGCTGTATCTTTCCTCTGCTTGTTGCTTCTCATGGATTGCGCCCATCATTGCATCATGCGCTTCACGTTCACCCTCTGTGGCATTTTCTTTTTTCAGTTCATCGGCATTCATCATCGTAAATGCATCACGCATATCGCCCATACCGAAATCCCACGTGCGCACATCACCCATAGTGCGACCGAAACCACGCCAAAAGCCTACATCTACACCGTTTTCACGGTCTTTCTGTTCTTCAAGGTTCTTAATCAGTTCCTCTGTTTCACGAATGGCTACGGATAACGCATGATTTTCCTTGTCGGATTGTTGACGGGGCGTATAAGTGGCAGCTCCCAGTATGGCAGCAAGAGGTGCTTTGTTGTTTTCTGTCTCTTCTGCCCATTCCTTGTGTACTTCTGATGCTCTTTCCGCTTGTTTGGCTTTCAATTCCTGCAACCGGAGGTTTGCCTTGCGCAACTGTCCGCCTATGGACATATCGGCAGCTTGGCGGTACTGAAAGCTTTCCATGTCAGCCAATGACTTGCTGTAATAACGATTTCCGGCAGGAGTGAGGAACGTTCTCTCCAACTTCCCACTTTCAGGATTGAATATCATCTTTCCCTCTTTGGTCTGCAAACCGGGATTTATCCCATATTCCTGCATATTGTCTATGCGTTCGTTGAATGTTTGTGTATGGGATTTCACATCGTTCATAATACGGTCGGTTTCGGTCAACATCGCTACTTTCTCCTTTTCTGTAGGTTGCCATGTCTGTTCATTAGCAGGTGAGATGGGTTCTTCAACCGTTCCGGAAGCACTGTTTCCCGATTGTTGCGATGAGGTTCGTTCCTTTCCAAACCCTATATTGCTTTCAAATTCTTCAAACGGCTCCATATCATAACCATCTTTTACAAGAGCGTCGTAAGCCGCTTTACGTTTGGTTGAATCTAACAGGTTCTTGCGAAAATCTTCTTCGCTCTCCATGTCGTAACCATCAGAAACAAACGTATCATACAGTTTTTTTATCTTATCCTTTTCTTCAGGCATAGTATTTTATTTATGATGTTGGACTTTTCTTTTTATTATCGGCCGTTGGACTTTTTTTCTGTGGCTTAGAAGAATGTCCTTTACCGGGCTTTGTCGTTTCAGATGTCTTGACGGTTTTCCCTCTTCCACTTTTGACCTCGGTGGTCGAAGCCTGAGTTTCTTCGTTCCATGTTCCATTGTCTATGGCGTTCTGACGCATGGCTTCATACGAGTGTGCAAAATGCTTGTTACCATCGCTGTCATACCACGGATATTCTCCAGCCTTTCCACTGCCACCACCTCGGTTGTAATATTCTGCTCTGGCATTGGATGCGGAAGCGGAAGCCTTTGAAGCACCAGCTTTAGCCTTTTCGGTTTCAAGCCTTGCCTTTTCAAGTTCTTCTGCATATTTTGCTTCAATTCCTTTGCGTTTGGCTTCAGCTTCGGATGCGGATATTTTATTGCCTTGCAGTTGGATATTCAATTCAAACATCTGCCTGTCGCGTTCCTCTTTGGCATCGTTCCGTATGCGGTTATAATCGTCAAGACCAAGCTGCCTTTGCCACTTACGTTCACGGTCATCCCTTTCTTCATCAGCGATTCTTGCCCTCATCAGCCCCTCATAATATTCTTTCTCCTTGCCTTCACGTTCTTTCATCAGCTTGTCATATCTCACTTTGGTACGTTCTGACATGGTATTCTTACCGGTATACATATTTGGAGCGTACTGCGTGGTGAAGAACAAGTTCGAGAGTGCCGATATACCATCACCAATGGCTGCGAATATCTGTTCACGTTTCTGCTTCTTCTTTTCTTTAGCAAGTTCCTCGTCCGTTGGCGGTTTATAGGGATTGAGTTTTTTGTACAATTCAGTGTATGAGAGACTGCCACCGTTCGCATCGGCTTGTTTGGCCGGAGGTGCAGCGACCGTTTCAGATTGGGAGCCGGTAACGGCAGGAGCCGCAGCTGCTTGTTGTTCCGTCCATTTCTGTGTACCCTTTGCCGGGGATGATACGGAAGGAGCGTCTTGCTGCTGTTCGTGCCATTCCTTAGAACCTTTGGGCGGAGGCGTACCACCTCCGTTTCCTAAAATATCATCCATTGTTGCCATATTGAAATAGTTTAGAAAGGCATTTGACTTACCGCGTTAGTTACTCCTTGTACAGCTCCCGATATGGCATTGGCCTTGCCTTGCTCAATGGCGTTAAGCTGTTCCACGAAAGCATTGTCGTTTTGCATATAAGTGGCTTCGATATTGTCCTTACGTGCTTCTGCATCAGCGGCAATCTGTGATGTTGCATCGGCAAGAGCCTTGTTGTTCGCTTCTTTGGCCGCTGCCACACTTTCATCAGTACCGCCCATGACGGCTGCACTACCGGCAGCGGCTTTATTACGTTGTTTTATACTCTCTTCAGTTTGCGTAAGGATGCGTTGTGCATCAGCCCGCTGAGTGGCATCCTCGTTGTACCGCCTGTCGTACCAGTCCTGATTCTTTTGCCGTTGAGCCTCAACATTACGTTTTGCTTTCTTCATGGCCTTGGATGCCTTGATCCCACCGAAAATGCTGCCTGCAGCACCTATGGCACTTCCTATTAAACCCATAAGACTTTAGTTTTTGATTATTAAAAGTTATACCTTGCGTGCGAAAGTAAGCCGTTATCTTCGCATCATCATTTTATCTTTTTACATACAAATCATTATGGCAATAGGAAAAAAGACCGGAGGGCGGCAAAAAGGTACGCCCAACAAAATAACGGCACTGGCAAAAGGGATGATTGAGAAATGGCTTGAAGCGCACAACACTATACCCGAAGGAGATGTGACGCCACTAATAATGCAGGACTTCCTGGAACTTGACCCCAAAGACAGGGTGAAAGTGTCGACAGAGTTCATTAAAATCATCATGCCTAAGAATATCAGCATAGACGATGGCGAGGTCAAACTCACCATTGAGGACAAGCTTGTCAAACTTGCCGGAGAAGAAGACGAGGAAGAATAATCTATTACCCTCTACTTTAGATTGTCTTCATGTCAAGGGAACCCCAACCCGAAAAGGGGACGATTTTACTGATTTGCTTTGAAGCGATGTTCGAGAGAATGTCGCTTTTTTTATGTCTGTAAGCAGTCGGAAGCGTTCAGGAAGCGTTCGGGAATAATGGCACATTATTCCGTAATTATTCGGGAAGAATGTGTGATTATTACGGAAGAATATAGGATTATTCCAGAATAATGGTGGAAGAATAAGGCTTTTTTCGGGAGGAATGCCACATTATTCGGGAATTATTACGGAAGAATAGCCGATTATTCCAGAATAATGAATGTTAATTTTAGCTCGAAATTTATAAATGTGCACTAATAGGTGTAAATTTTAAGTTAAAACACCCGCTTTATTACATTTGTTTTATTTCATTAACTATTTGATTCTTCGGGAATAATCGCACATTCTTCCGTAATTATTCGGGAAGAATGCAGGATTATTCCGGAAGAATGTGCGAAAACTCCCGTATTTTGCCGTAAAGTAAAGTATATATATCTACTACGTCTACCGCGCGTGCGTGCGCACGTGAGAGAAATTTCGATTTTAGGGGGAATAAAAGGGGAGTTTAAAAAGAAAGCCTACAAAGAAAAATACCTTGCAGGCTTATATCATTTCGTGAAGTCACAAAAAAAATCAGAATCCTTTCCCTTTCTGCCGTTGATACACCACCGTCTGGTCTTTGTCGAGGTTGACGATTTTGAACATCACCATTGAACGGTTCGGAATATCATCCGGCAGCATAGTTACGAGCCGGGCAATCACCTCGTCCACATTGTTGAAGCCTACATCGGTCAGTTCCGCCACCTTTTGCCCGTTATGGTATGCAGCCGCATTCACCATATAGCGGTATGACAAGCGGAAATGCATATCCTCCTGTTTCTGCTCACGTACAGAAGCCTTACCGGAGAAGAAAATGAAATCAATTACTTTCTCGTTCAGTTCCCAAGCAGGGGAGAAGTCAATCTTGATATACCCTCGTGTTACGTTGTGTCCATTGCTATGGTTCATGCCAAACGCCACTTCCGAGATAGAGGCACGTACATCATTCTGAGCTACTGTTCCCCATGTATGCCGGAACGTGTAAGCCGAATACCACTCTTCCTTTGGCATTCCCATAGCCTTGCATAATTGCCTTATCCCACTGTTGACATTGGCGCAAAAACTGTCCGATGTAGTCATGCGCTGATAGAAATTGAACAAACGCTCATCATCTTTTGCCGTGTTCATGTACTTTTCAAATAGCGGCTGGATGATTGCTGGCACCCGCATTTCCATATACGCACCATCCGCACGGAACTTCTTCGTTTTGGCCCGTTGGTAGTGGATAATTCCGTTCCGGTAATCCTGCTTTCTTAGATTGTACAGATCAATCGTGTTGATTCCTGCAAGGCAAAGCACCATCATGGCAACATCACGCCCGAACTCCGTCTGTGGATATTTCATCTTACTTTCCGGCAGAGGGAATGAAAAGAACTCCCGACATGCTTCGGGGGTAATGGCAAGCTTCTCCGCACGATCAGCCGTTGGTATTTCCACTTTCACCCATGGGTTGACTTTGATACGGATTATACCGTTATCGTAATCGTTGTACTCCAACATGGCGGCTTTAAATACCTGACGCATACAGATTGGATACATTTCCTTTGCCCTATGCGTCTGTTCAAGCGACTTTATCCATTTGTTCACCTGCGTGGAGGTCAACTGAGCGAACATCACTTGGTTGGTTCCGATGAACCGTTCCAGATGTTGTAGGGCAAGCTTGTAGTTCTTGGCATTCCTTTCCTGCCCACGGTCAATCATTCTGTCGATATGCACTCTCGCATAATCCGAAAAACAAATATCGTCATTGCCGTTCGTAAGAAAATCCACCACTTCCTTGACCGTCCAATGTTCAATGTCTTTTTTGTTGAGCCGCTCGTTATATTCCACTATCCGCCCGGCACAATACTGAAGCACGTAGGGGTCTTCGATTTCTTTCGCTCTGGAAAGTTCTTTCTTCGTGACCATCTTGTCGGTCTTCATGAATTGTGTCCCCCTATGGTGGGTAACTCTGATATAAACCGGATAAAATCCGTCCTTGCGTTCTTTTTGAACACACGCTTTAAATGTTGCCATATCGTTCTATGTCTTTATTATGTTATTATTTAAATTTATTCCAAACAGCTTTTAATGTCTTAACTTTCTGTCATATCATCAATTACGGCTCTAAACACGCTCTAAACACCCAACGAAAAGCACAACAACATTCTCTAAACATTTGCGTTTATTACGCTCATTTTCCGTGCGGAATGAACGTACCTTTTAAAAATACAATAGGCGGTAAGCCTTTGTAAATGAAAAGCATACCGCCTATTGTATTGAGTATCAGCTATATCGTGCTATTCCTCGATTGCAGCCTGCGCCGCAGCCAGACGTGCAATAGGCACACGGAACGGAGAACAGCTGACA